GTATGACCGCAGAGCATCTAAACAATGCTGCACAAAAAGTAACAGAATGGAAATACAAACATAATCCTGATACTTTGACAACGATGATTAAATTTATCAATGACAAATATCTTAAAGGTCAGTTGGACGTAAACGTTTCTTCCTTTCCAGCAGTAAACATTGATATTGTTAACCAGTCTCCGCTGCAAGCAATATCCTTTTTGTTGGAAAGGGCTGCTGGATCCGGAGAAAATATTTTTGTTTATTTTCAAAAATTTGTAGGAGAAAATCCTAGATTTGTCTTAGATGAAGTCAGCAGAATGGCACAGGCTGGTTCTAAATTTAGATTTCACATGACTGAGAACAATATATCCGATGAAGCTCATATCATTGATGAGATTTATGTTGGTGGGGGCAGTGAATGTAGAATACTTCAGTTCCATCAAGACTCAGCTTTTAATGCTCATGACATCATTCAACAAGGATATGCATCTAAAGAATATATTGAAATTGATTTCGTGAATAAGATTACTAAAATTGACAGGGACCAAGAGCAAAATGTTCTGTTGGGGTCTAAACAAATGCCAGAGGTAATCGAAGCTGTTAAAAATCATGCATCACAAAGAGCTACCCGTGCAATATACGATACATTTAATGGCGATGAAACATATTTCAGACCACCAAATCTCAAAGATGCATATTTAAAGACAAAGGTTCCGTCTTCTGGATTTTTGTCAAAAAGAATTACACTTTCTGCTTTTGGATGTTTTAACGTACAACCGGGAGACTGCGTTCTCTTGAACTACAAGATTAACGATGCAGATCCGGGAAGAGGTGTTGATCCAGAATATAGTTCTAAGCATTTTGTTATAGCTGCAAAGCACAGTGTAAATACTAATGGCGAATGTTATTCTCAATTTGAACTAGCAAAAGATGGACAATCTTAGGGGATACGTCGATGAGAGATTTTTTTGATATTGCTGGTTTCGAAGGCGATTACTACGGAAATAAGTATACTTGGTTCATGGCTTATGTCGAACAAGTTTACGATGCTGAAGACGTTAGAGGCGCTGACCATCTTGTTCGTGTTGCCATTCGTATTCTTGGGTATCATGATGAAGATGCTCCAATTGATGATCTTCCACTAGCAACACCATTGATGCCCACAACACTTTCAACAGTGTACGATATTGGAGGAACACCCGGTCTTGAGGTAGGTGCCTTTGTCGTTGGCTTTTGGTTGGATCGACACAGACAGCATCCATGTGTTATTGGAGCGCTTCAGGGAATTACACCGCCGCCCAAACAAGCTTCAGCGGATATTGCATCTGTTATTGAGTTTCCTCAAGAATCTACTGGTGCTGGCCCGTCACTTGTTGAAGACAGATTCCTTGGATTGCAGGTAGGCGGTGATGGAGGACCGACAGAATGACGCCATTAGCATTTAATTTTGATTTAGGTATCAAGAACTACAAAAAGAATAGATTAATTGTTGACTCACATCATCTAAAAAATGAGATCTTGTATAACATGGAAAATGCAGGAAAAACGTCTTTCAATATTAGTGCGTTCTCTTATTACAACAACCAGAACAAAGGCTTTTTGGATTCGGTTAGAGATATTGAGGCATCATCATTAAGCGGTTCTTTTCATTTCTTTATCAACGAAAATGGAAACCTTTTCACCGATCTTGAGATGAGTTCTGAGTCTTACTTTTATCCGGACGAAACAAGTGATCTGAATATTGTTTTGTGTATTTCTGGTAAGAATGTAAATTTGAGCAATGAAAAGAAAGCTCAATCGTTGTATCGGTACAATCAGCTAAAAACGTTGAACAGGTTTATTGAAACATTTGAAAAAAACTCTTATCAGACCACACTTAAGAGTCTGTCTGTAGACAACAATTATGATAAAATTACGAATCTTGGTTTTGATTTTTTAAAATATGGAAAGGGAGTGTTAAACAATGACTAAAGAATTAGGACCATTGCCAGCACCAAAGGGTGAAGGAAAAGACGGACCAAAAGAAATTAATTATGACAATGATCATATTGCACTTGATCCAATTCCACCAAGAATTGCACCCCAACCAGAGATTACTTATTTTTATAATAAAGCAACTAAGTATTTGAATGGTAGTAAGGTGGAGTTTAACACGACTCCCGGACATGAATACATCAACATTCAACATGGCAATGATAAGACTCGTTTAACATTTTTTGAAAATGGTGACGTGGAAATAATTCAAGTAGATGGCAATAGACATGATGAAGTTTCGAAAGATTATGATATTGTAGTTGGAGAAGATTACAGTAAAAAGGTCGAGGGTTTTAATTTTGAACGTCAATACATATACGCAAATCAAAGTGAGAAGCGCACAACTTTTAGGGCTTCGGAGTTTGAAGTTCTTTCAAATAAAGTTGTTATGCGTGCATCTAGAGGCATTGAGCTTATAGGAGATGTAATTATCCGGGGAAATGTGAGAATCGACGGAAACCTTCAAGTCAATGGTGGCTTTAATGCTAGGTATCAAATAGCCCTCAATCCTGATTACTTGGAGAAGGTTGAAGGGGAAAATGATCCAAATGATGAAGAGGATCCGTTTTTTTATGATCAGTTCTTTGTCAAGGAATTGGGTGATGTTCAGGGTCCAAATCTGCCTACTCAGGGTCCAGTTACAACAGGAACAACGGTATCCGGTCCAGCAGGTTCTACAGCCACAAGCTCTGCAGTCACAAGCTCTAGTGGCACTTCAGGAGGCCCAACAGAATGATTATTAACGTAAGTAACAAAACATTTGGACCGATCCAGCAATTTGATTCTTATCAGCTAGAAATTTTTAAAAGAAATAAATTTTTACCAATACCTAAAAAATTCAAAATAGAAAAATATCCAGAAGATGTAATAGATCCTTTTGACGAAGAAACATTTCAGCTTTCTAGTAATTTTAGTGATAGTGATTTTATTAGGAAAAGAATACAAGGAGAAGTAGATCCTACTCTCCCCTACGTAGGAAGTGATAACGTTTTTGAGGAGGCACCAAGGCATCATTTTAGTATAAAAACAATATATGATAATCTTCAAAGACTTTGTTTGGAAGTAATGGAGCCAGTTTATGAAATGGCGGGGAGAAAACCAAATATCGAAAGTGGTTTGCTGTTTAGGGACAGTCTAAGGGGTGTTGATATGGACTCTTTTTTTTCTGATCAGATACAGGGAAATGCTGTTGTTATGAATTTTCCTAGAGATACTAATAATGTAATTTTTAATAGATCTGTAAATTACATTAATGAATTTTCTTTATTTGACCGATTGCTGATTGACAACACAATGAAAAAATACGAGAGGCCAACTCTTATGGTTTCAGTAAATAGTAAAAAAAGAGGCATTACTGGATTCGTTAGGAGGAAATAATGCAATCACCTGTCGTAAAAGACATTTATTTTTCAGACTTGGACACACAGTTCACACAAAATCCAATCAGTGATGATGTCGTGACGATCAAAAATTATGAGTCTATTAAAAGATCAGTAAGAAATATCATCAGCACAAATAAGGGTGAGAGACCTTTTAGTCCTGAGTTTGGATCTAATGTTAGGGCGCTTTTATTTGAACCCGATAGTGACCTTATCAGAATTGCTCTTGCTGAAGAAATCGAAATTCAGCTTATGAACTTCGAACCAAGAATTGAGATTATAGAAGTAAGTGTTTCGAACACGTCTGAACAAATTGATAGCTATGAACTCAACGTTTCCATTACATTCTCTCCCATAAATAGTCAACAAGTAGTCACACTAAACGTAGTATTAGAGAGAGCAAGGTAATGGCGGATAACTATCTATCAACGGCTGAACTGGACTTCGATTCATTAAAAAATGATTTTAGAAAATTTTTACAAGGCCAAAGTCAGTACAAAGACTTCAACTTTGATGGTTCGAACATGTCCATTATCATGGATCTCCTGACATATAACACTCATATTAATGCATATTATCTTAATCAGATTGGTACAGAATCTTTTCTTGATACAGCAAAATTAAAAGAATCTGTAGTTTCCCATGCAAAGGAACTGAACTATCTTCCTAGATCCAGAAACTCGTCCAGAGCAGTGGTTAATCTTTCAACTACTGGAAATGTTACAGATGGCACAAAAACTATTAACAAGTTCACAACATTTACAGCAGAAGTTGGAGCAAATACACTGATATTTTCTACTGATAGAGATATCACGGCAGTTAATGATGGGACAGGAACATTTATTGCAAATAACGTGAATATCTTTGAAGGCACAGTTGTTACTGAATTTTTTGATGTGACATCTTCTAATACAAAAATTGTTGTATCATCAGCTAACGTAGATATTGATAGTGTAGAAATTGTCGTCCAGAATAGTGCTTCTGATCTTGCCAACTCAACGTTTTTAAGAGCGGAAAATCTTTTCAACCTGACACCAACATCAGATGTTTTCTTTGTTCAAGGCTTTGGTAACAGCAAGTACGAGATTGAGTTTGGTAATGATGTGACAGGGAAAAGACTTACTCCGGGAAACATCATTCGGCTTAGATACCGTGAAACATTGGGCGAAGAGGCTAACAATGCTAGAACATTTTCTCCTTCAGACCCAACCATTTCGGTTTCGACAGTATCAAGGTCTTCTTTAGGTTCTGAAAGAGAGTCAATTGATTCTATCAGATTCAATGCTCCTAGAGTCTTCTCCACACAAGACAGAGCAGTAACGGCAGAAGACTATAAGTCACTGGTTAAAAATAAGTTTCCAACCATTGAAACGCTTAATGTTTTTGGTGGTGAAAAGTTATCTCCACCAAGATTCGGTAAAGTTGTTGTTGTGCCTAAGCCGTTCAATGCCAAGGTAGCAAGTCAGTCTCTGAAAGACTCTATTGTGGAATTCTTGAAAAATAAAGCTTCTGTTAGCACAGAAGTTATCACGGCGGATCCA